GAGTCTGCTATCCGTAGAACACCGGAAGCGGAGTTCCGAATCAAGCGTTGCAACCAGTGGGTGTCGAGTGTGGAAACGTGGCTCCCGGTTGGTTCGTGGGATGAGTGCGCTGGTGAGGTAACCCTAACCTCCGATGATGAGATTGTGCTCGGCTTTGACGGTTCTTATAACGGTGACGCTTCGGTCATTGTTGGTGCTGTAGTTCCGAGGGTGGAGGGTGACCCGGTGAAGGTGTTTCTTGTGAAGGCGTGGGAGAAGGATTTGGAGCATGACCCGGATGATTGGCGGGTGGATATTGGTGAGGTGGAGCAGACTGTCATGGACTTCTGCCAGAAGCACACTGTCCGTGAAATCGCCTGTGACCCGTTCCGGTGGCAACGGTCTATGGAGGTGTTGGAGAATAAGGGGCTCCCGGTGGTGTCTTTCCCGCAGTCCCCGCAACGCATGATCAAGGCTTGTGCTCGTTTCTATGATGCGGTTGCGGAGAAGAAGCTTGTGCATGATGCGGATCCTTTGCTGGCCCGGCACATTGGGAACACGGCTGTGAAGTTGACTCCGGCTGGCCCGCATATCAAGAAAGAGAACCCGAACTCACCGAGGAAAATCGACGCGGCTGTTGCAGCGATTCTGGCTCATGACCGCGCCTCCGGTAAGATAGAAGAACAGGTCATTCCTGAGTTTTTCGGTTAGGGGCGAAATGGCTACGAGTGTGCAGGTTGCAGGCATGACCGCTATAACGGTGGGTGCTTTGTTGTTCAGTGTTCCTGCCGGTTTGATTGTTGGTGGGGTTTTCTTGTTGGTTGTCGGCTTCGCATTGGGGAAATAATCCGTGGTTCTTAATAGGCTGTTTGAACAGCGTGCCATTTCTTATCAGACTGTTTTCGAGGCTGGCGATGACCTAGTTTTCGGCAACCTGTCGGACACTTACGTTGACAGCAAGACTGTGTTCCAGGTGAACGCGGTTTATTCCGCTGTGTCCTTGATTGCTGACACGATCAGCACGCTCCCGCTCGATTCTTATATTCGACTGGATGGGCAACGTCGCGCTTTCCGGCCTGCACCGGATTGGGTACGCCAGCCCGACATCGCTCTCCCTCGGACAGCGTTCTACAACTCAGCGATTGTGTCACTGCTCCTCGACGGCAACCTTTTCGTGCGAATCATCCCGGCTCGTGACGGCACGATTGCAAACCTAATCGTGTTGAACCCGAAGACTGTGACGGTGAAGCGTAACGCCCGCCAGGAACTCATCTTCGAGGTTGAGGGTGAGTCGAAGCCTCTGACTAAAGAGGAAATGATTTTCTTGCCCGACGTGCTTCGCCCTGGGCATGTTCGTGGTGTGTCCCGTGTTGAGGCTTTGAAGGAGAACTTCGGTCTTGCACTCGCTTTGGAGCGGTTCGCTGCAACGTTCTTCGGTCAGGGAACAAACCTGGGTGGCGTTATCGAGTTCCCCGGCAACTTGACGGCTGAGCAGGCTGAGAATCTCCGCAACTCGTTCGATGTGAAGCACAAGGGTTGGAGGCGCGGTCACCGCACCGGAATCCTGTCTGGTGGGGCAACGTTCAAGACTACGCAGGTGGATCCTGAGGGCGCTCAGAGCATTGAGGCTCGTCGCTTGGCTGTGGAGGATGTGGCGCGGGCTTTCAATATCCCGGCGAACATGCTGAACATCCCCGGAACAACAACTTATGCGAGCGTTGAGCAGAATAACTTGCAGTTCATCACCCACACTCTGCGCCCGATTGTGCAGAAGCTTGAGGGTGCTTTCTCCCCGCTGATGGCTCGTTACCCTGGTGGGGAAACAGCGTTCATCAAGTTCAACCTTGACGGGCTCGCACGCGCTGACCTACAGAGCAGACTTTCGGCTTACAGCACCGGGCTCCAGGCTGGCTTCTTGACCATCAATGACGTTCGTCGCCTTGAGGACTTGTCCGATATTGAAGACCCTGCAGCTTCGCAGGTGCGCGTGCCGTTGGCGAACATGAACATTGAGGCTGCTGACCTTATCGCTGACGAGAAGCGGGTGAAGATGGCGCAGGTGCTTGTGTTGTCCGGTTACGATCCGGCAGAGGCGCTTGTCGCTGTTGGTCTTGACCCGATTGCTCACACTGGTCTTGCTTCGACACAACTTCAACCGGTGTCACAGATTGACCCCGAAAACCCGAGCGCAGTCTACGAGGTTGACTAGTGGCTATTGTGAATCGACAAGTCACTTGTTCTAACACGACGGCTCAGCGGATTGTTGGGCATGACAACATGCCTCACCGAGCTGCTTTGCACAACGCAACAAAGTCATCGAACGAATACATTTGGATTGCGGGAAGCTCGGCAGCTGCTTTCTCGACTGCTGCGGGTATGCACATTGACCCAGGTCAGACTATTTACATTGATTTATCTCCCGAGGATGAGTTGTGGGCGACCTCGACACCTGATGGGCTTGAGGTTCACGTTTTGGATATGAGGCGAAACGACTGATGCCGTATTTCATCACGGATCGTCACCCTGACTGCCCTGCATGGTCGGTGGTGAAAGAGGATGGGGAGCTTTTGGCTTGTGCTGAGTCGCAGGAGGCTGCGGTGGAGCAGATGGTTGCTGTTTCTTTGGCTGAGGACTTGGAGCCTGGTGGAACGTATGAGGGTGACGAGTTCAAGCCTGCAGCGGAACGGTCTGAGGATGTTGAGGAAGTTCGCCAGGTTGATTTGAACCCTCCGGCTTATATGCGTGCGAGTGCTCGGAGAGGGCTTGAGTGGCATCGTGAGGGGCTTTCGGGGGATGGTGTGGTTGACCGTACGATCCGTGAAGCTCGTGCCATGGCTGAGGGGAATGTGACGGCTGACAAGTGGGTTCGTGTGCGTGCTTGGATTGCCCGTCATCTTGTTGACATGGATGCACCACAGAACACTCCTGGGGATGAGAACTATCCTGGGCCTGGTGCTGTGGCGATGGCATTGTGGGGCGGTGGCGGTTCCAAGAGGTCTGCCGAACGTGCTTTGGCATACGCTGATGGTGTGGTTGGTAGAATTGAAGAAGAAAACGAAGGTAGAGCGAAGGGCGAAGCTTTGAGCAAGCTAGAAACGCGCATTTTTGAGGTTGACAAGTTTGAGGTTCGCGAAGACGGCGACGGTATGCACCTTGAGGGGTATGCAGCACTGTTCAACTCTCGTAGCGAGAACTTGGGTGGGTTCACTGAAACTATCAAGCCTGGTGCTTTCCGTGCATCACTGAAGGCTCGTAACGACATCAAGCTTCTGTGGAATCACGACACTGGTGCTGTGCTGGGTTCGACCCGTGCGGGCACTTTGACTCTGACTGAGGATGAGCGTGGCCTGAAGGTTTCTGCTGACATCGCAAACACGTCTTATGGGCGTGACGCTGCTGAGCTTGTTCGACGCGGTGATGTGACCGGATTCAGCTTCGGTTTCTCCATGCCTGCCCGTGGTGGGGATGAGTGGAACTCTGAAGGTACTGAACGGCTTTTGAAGTCTGTGCGGTTGCACGAAGTTTCCCTGGTGGCCTTCCCCGCTTACCCTGAAACGAACGGCACTGCCACGATGCGCGGTTTGGACAAGATTGCTAAGCGTGCCGGTGTTGACGCTGACGCTCTCGCTGACGCTCTGCTGAAGGTGGAGAACGGTGAGGACATCACACCGGATGATCGCACACTGTTGCAGACTGTGATTGACGAACTGGCACCGGAGCCTGAGGCTGTGGAGCCTGAGGTGAGTCAGAAGGACTTGGAGATAATTGCTCTGAAGAAGAAGAAGCTGATGCTACTGGGAGGCTACTGATGGCGGACAAAGAAACTATCAAGCGCACGATCCTCAAGATCGCGGGCAACCCTGAGTCTGGCCCTGTGAAGGAGCTGGCTGATGAGTGGGCTCGCGCTATTGTTGCGCTCGATGAGGAGCCAGCCAAAGAAACCCGAGTTATTAAGGCTTCTGAGAAGCGCTAGAACGGGTTCGCCCCTGCCAGGTATTCCACCCTTTCCCTGGTGGGGGTTTTCTTTTTCCTGAACGGCGTGCAAGCGCTGGTTTAGAATTGTCATATCCGATAAGCGTCAACGCTGCGGTAGCTGTTCCGCGTCAACGCGACTGCGAAACCATAATCAATTCCAATTTAGGAGAAAACACTAATGTCCGATTTCGTTAAGCGCCAGCAGGAGCTTAAGGCTAATCTGACCATGCAGATCCGCGAAGTCATTGACGGAGCAGAATCTGAAGGTCGTGGCCTTGACCAAGCTGAGCTGACCAAGATTGAGCGCATTGAGGCTGACATCGACAACGCACAGCGTTCCATCGAAACAGCTTCAAAGGCTGAGGAGCGTTCCGCTGAGGTTGCTCTGGCATCTCGCGGTTTTGAGGTTGTTGAGGAAGCTCGCGGTGACGCTGAGATTTTCCGTGCAATGGCCCGCGGTGAGGTTCGTTCACACGAGTTCAAGAACTCTGAGAAGCGTGCCCTCGTTGCTTCCGCTAACACTGTCCCCGTTGACTTCCTTGACCGAGTGTTCAACCTCGCCAAGCTTGTCGGCCCTTACCTCGAAACTTCTGAGGTATTCGTTCGCGACAGCGGCGCTGACCTTCGCATCCCCGTGATGTCCGGTTACAGCACCGCTTCCGAGGTGACCGAAGGCTCCGCTATCAGCGAGTCAAACCCCACCTACTCCAGCATCCTGCTGAACCCTGCAAAGCAGGCGTTCATCGTTCAGCTCTCCAACGAGCTGGTTGCTGACGCTGGCTTCGACATCGAATCCAACGTTGCTGAGCAGGCTGGTGTTGCTATCGGTACCCGCGCCAACGCTGTTATCCACACTGCAGTTACCGCTGTTGCAGGATCCGGTGTGACCGCTGGAACGACCAACGCGTTCACCGCTGACAACCTGATTGACCTCGCTTACAGCGTTGACGGCATGGCTCGCATGCTGCCTGGTGCTGGATTCATGGTCAACACTTCTACTCTCGGATTCATCCGGAAGCTGAAGGACAACGATGACCGTTACATTTACGACCCGACTGTGGGTGGCCCTTCGACCATCCTCGGAATGCCCGTGTACGAGAACCCTGCTGTTGCAGACATCGCTACCGGTGCAAAGGCCGTATTGTTTGGTCACTGGCCTTCGGTGAAGGTTGCGACCACTGGTCTTGAGGTTGCAGTGTCTAACGACGCTTACTTCGCCAACGATGTGACCGGTTACCGTTTCGTCTACCGCCTCGGCGCTGGCGTTGCTAACGGTGCTAACCACATCAAGTACCTGGCTCTTGCATAAGCATTAGCTAACAGGCTGAAAGCCCTCGTCGTGTTGTAGGTTTCACGGCGGGGGCTTTCGCTATGCTAGGCGTCATGCCTACAGAAAAAATCAAAGGGCTCATCGCCTTAGCAAGCAATTCTCCCGGCTCCCCTACGGGTTACGGTCAACAGGCTGAGCATCTTGTTCGCTCCCTGATGGAGCATGGTGTGAAGACGGCTGTGTTGTCGAATTATGGGCTTGAGGGTGCCATTGACAAGATTCCGACCAAGCATGGTGACGTGTTGCACTATCCCAGGGGTGTTGCACCTTATTCGCAGGATGTGTTGACAACCTGGTTCACTCATTTTAGTTCTCAGCACCCGAACCTGCAGGGCGCAATCATGACGTTGTATGACGTCTGGGTGTACAACCAGTGGAAAGACGAAGTTCCCGTTATTTCGTGGGTGCCGTTGG